CATGATTGGACTTCAATCTTTGAGGTGTTGCATAAAATCAAAGAAGAATTGAGAGTTCATTCACCATATAAAGTTATTGATGTTGATACAGCAGAAGCTGATGACATTATTGCTGTATTGGCAACAAAATACTCTGGTACTGATAAGATAATGATTTTATCTTCAGATAAAGATTTTGCTCAATTACAGAGATTTCCAAATGTTGAACAATATTCTCCTATTATGAAAAAACATATTAAGGAACAATTTCCAACTCTGCAATTGAAACAGATGATTATTCGTGGAGATAAAGGTGATGGCATTCCAAACATTCTATCCAAAGACGAAACTTTTGTGGATGGTGTAAGGCAAAAACCAATTACTGAAGTGAAGATCATTCAATGGTTGAATCAACCAGCTGAAGAATTTTGTAATGAGGACATGCTAAGAAATTTCAAAAGAAATGAAATGCTAATTGACCTAACACAAATACCCGAATCTTTAAAAGAAAGTGTTATAGATACATATACAAATACTAAAGTTCATACGAGACAAGAATTTTTAAATTATATGATAACTAACCGACTAACTAATTTAATTGGATCAATTGATGAGTTCTAACCTATTATATTCAGAAATCTTTACTGAGTTTGAAAAAGCCACAACAAGAGAAGATAGAATTTCCGTTTTGCGTAAAAATTCAGATCATAGATTCAAAGATTTTTTGACAATCGTATTCAATCCAAACTATGTGTTTGATGTTCAACCACCAAATTATAGGCCGGCAGGTGAACCAGCTGGATTAAATTTTGCATACCTTGATACAGAGATTCCAAAACTTTACCGATTCATTAAAGATCATCCACAAAAATCGGCCGATTTAAAAGAGGGTAAACAAAAACAACTACTTGTTGTTATTTTAGAAGCCTTACATAAAGATGAAGCTGCTTTATTGGTAAAAATGTTTAATAAAGATTTGAACATTAAATACCTAACACCAAAGATTGTAAAAGAATCTTTTCCAGATATTGATATTCCTGTATGAAGATTGTAGTATGCTCAGGTGGGTTTGACCCACTACATTCTGGCCACATAACATATTTCCGTGCAGCTCAAGCTTTGGGTGACAAACTTATAGTAGGCATAAATTCAGATGAGTGGTTACAAAGAAAGAAAGGAAAACCTTTCATGTCTTGGTACGAAAGGTCACTAATTGTTGGAAGTATTAGGTTTGTTGATTTCACCATGTCATTTGATGATGATGATGATTCAGCTATTGCTTTATTAGAACGAGTAAAGGTTTTTTGGCCTAATGAAGAAATAATTTTTGCAAACGGTGGTGATAGAGATAGTTCCAATAACAGAGAATCTGGAGTTCTAGGTGTTGAATTTGTATATGGTGTTGGAGGTTCAAATAAAATGAATTCTTCATCCGAAATTTTAAAAAATTGGCAAGAAAAAAATCCTCATCTTGGTGTATAATGAAAGTAGCTGTCGTAACTCCCACAATTGGTAAAAAAGAATTAAAAGATTGTTTGTCAAGTGTCAACAACCAAACATATCAAAATATAACCCACTATGTTTTTGTTGATGGGTTAGAATATTTTCCAATAACTTCTTCTATGATTGAAGGATATGAAAATGTTAAGACTATTACATTAGAAGAAAATGTGGGAAAAGGCTGGTATGGCCATCGTGTTTATTCTGCCTGTTCTTTCCTTGTTAATGCTGATATTATCTGTTACCTTGATGAAGATAATTGGTATGAACCAAATCATGTGGAAAAACTAGTAAGTAAAATTAAAGAAGGTAACGATTGGGCTTATTCTCTAAGAAAGATATACGACAAAGATGGTAAGTACCTTTGTGATGATAATTGTGAGTCTTTAGGTAAATGGCCAATTTATTTTGATGATAAAGCATTTCACATTGACACTTCATCATTTGCAGTTAAGCGTGATGTTGCTATTCGTATAGGTCATGCATGGTATGGCCAATGGGGTGCAGATAGACAGTTTTTTGCAAACCTAAAACAAAATTTTCCAAAGTTTGCTTGCACCAATACACACAGCTTGTGTTATAGATTAGACGGTAATCCAAAGTCAGTTAATAAAGAGTTTTTTGATAATGGTAATAAAGTTAACGAAAAGAAATACTCTGGTAATTTTCCATGGAAAAAAAATTCTATGGTCATTGGTCCTGGTATTTCAATTATAGGATGATTTGATGATTAAGATAGAAAAAACAGCATTAGATGGCGTATTGGTAATTACACCGCCTGTGGTGTATGAAGATCATAGAGGAACAAACACCGAATCGTATAACGAGAAAATTTATAAAGAAGCTGGAATAAAAACAGATTTTGTTTTAGATAGTGTTAGCACATCCAGAAAAAATGTTATTAGGGGGATTCACGGTGATAGCCATACAACCAAACTTATTTCTTGTTTATACGGAAGTTTCTATTTTGTTGTCGTTAACAATGATCCAGAATCTTCACAATATCGCAAATGGATTTCTTTAACTATTTCGGATAAAAATAGATTGCAGGTCTTAGTTCCTCCTAAATTCGGTAATGCTCATTTGGTAATGAGTGATTATGGAGTATTCAGTTATAAGTTGGATGCTTATTATGATATTACTACGCAATTCACATTGCCTTGGAATAACAAAGATTTAAATATTTGGTGGCCAATTAAAAACCCAATTCTGTCTGAGAGAGACGCTTTACTATGAAAAGTAAATATCCAATGGAAGATTTTCTTCCAGCCGAAGATAAGATACAGCTAAAATTTTTAGAGAATCATACACATTTTTTGATTGGTGATATTGATGAGGACAATGTAAGAAAAGCAATACAATGGATAGCTTATGAAAACATGATTGAAGAAGATGGGAAAATTTTAACACTATATATTAACAGCTTTGGCGGATCCTTATATGATGCATTTGCTCTTATTGATATAATGGGTGCTAGTAAATATCCTGTTTCAACTGTGGCTATAGGTTCAATTTTTTCTGCTGCTTTTTTGATTTTTGCTTCAGGTGCAAAAGGTTATAGAGTGATATCAAAGAATGCTGGTATAATGTGCCATCAATTCTCAGATGTTACGGAAGGTAAATACCATGATATAAAGGCAGCTGCCAAAGAGAACGAAAGTAGTAACAATAAAATGCTTAATATTTTGCGAGAGGCGTCCGATCTGGAACCTCGCATCATCAAATCAAAACTTCTAGGGCCAAGTGATACATGGTTGACTTCAGAAGAATTGATTTCTTTTAACCTAGCAGATCGGATCCTTTAATTAATATAGGCAAGCACGATGGTTACCGGTGGTACAAAAAAAACAGAAAAGACTCAAAACTTAAAATTTAAGAAAAATCATGATAGAGAAACGCTTAAACAGTTTCGCAAGAAACATAAAGATAAAGCAACCTATCGTATGTTAAAAGATGAGGAAAAAAATGTTAGTTAAAGAAATTGAGATGAAAATTACTAAGTTAGAAGCTCAAATTGCTGAAAACATTGGTGATTTAGAATCTATGCGCCGTGAATTGAATCGCCTGAAATTACAGGCATTTGAAGAAGATTTGAGAGAGTCTGGAGAAAAGCAACTACTCCAAGGGTAGTGTTGTTTTTTTACAACATAGGGCTTGACATCCACTATCATTAGTGTATAATGGTAGTATGGAAATTATACAAGAAATCACCGTTTGGGACTGCGATTACAAAGTCCCTAATAATACCTACCTGCTCAATAATAAAGGCAAATTAATTGCCTATATTAAAGAGGGTGATAGTATTATTAATCAATTAAAAACTCCACTAGAATTCAGTAAATCTAGGCGGAAGTTTATCAAAATCCAGCATGATGGATTATCAAAACTAATAAAAGAAGAAAAGCAGGATAATGTTAAACGCATTATTCCTAAAAATGTTCAATTATTCAATGTAAATTCAAACGATAGGGACTATACTGTAGAAGTGACGGATAACCGTTATTTTTCATGCACCTGCATTGGTTTTGGCTATCGTAATAAATGTAAACATGTTGAGGCTGTGAAGGAATCATTATGATTTATACTAGTACCAAATCGCCAAAAAAGTTTAATAAAAGTAAAACCAAAAAAGAAATGGCTGAATATAATGCTTGGATTAAAGAGATTAATAGTATTAAAACTAACTTTAGTAAGTCTAAGAAGTCCTTAGTATCTACTAAACGACCTAATTTGACCTTAGTACCTGTCGGTCGTGCAACACCTAACTATCCGTCTATAGGATCGTCTGGAGGCGTTGCTACTAAGCCTGTCTATGGGTTGATGTATACAGGGTCAAAGGTGAAAGGGATAGGTACTCTCCACAAGTCCAATGCAGTTCCTGTCTTTACTGACGAAGAAGCGAGAGACCAGGCCTCTATGCGGAGATAGTTGTTTTTTTACAACACTCGCCAAATAGTTGTTGACACCTGCCTTGGTTCATGTATAATGGTTATATTGATTGAGATTAAAGAGAATTATGAAATTACTATCTACGGGCAATCCCAAGACCCTCAAGGGACAATCTTCTGGATATATGACTTATATCCTGCATTTAGCACCTGCTGATTTATCAGGTTACAATACTTGTCCCAAAGCAACTACCGGTTGCACCGCAGCTTGTTTGAATACAGCTGGTCGTGGCGGTATGTTCAAAAAAGGTGAAACCACCAATGTGATTCAAAAAGCACGAATCCGTAAAACAAAAATGTTTTTCGAGGATCGTATTACATTTATGAATTTATTGGTAAAAGACATTCAATTAGGAATTAAACAGGCTGCAAAAAAAGGCCTGATTCCTGTTTTTCGTTTGAACGGTACTTCTGACCTTTCATGGGAAAAGTATGAGGTTCTGGTTAACGAACAATCATACACCAATATTTTTATGGCATTCCCTGAAATCCAATTTTACGATTATACCAAGGTTCTTGGTCGTAAAGTGAAAAATATTCTAAATTACCATTTGACATTTTCTGAGGCTGATGGTAATGCTCTTGATACACTAAATGCAATTCGTGCTGGCATGAATGTTGCAACCGTATTCGGTCTCAAGAAAGGTTCACCAATGCCTGAATTTTGGAATGGTCTTTCTGTTTTTAACGGCGATGAATCAGACCTGCGTTTCCTTGATCCAAAAAATGTTGTTGTCGGTTTGTATGCAAAAGGCAAAGCCAAAAAAGATACATCCGGTTTTGTGAAGTATGTTCCTAACGGGCCATCGGCATTTAGCAAGTTTGTGCCGATTCCTAAATTTCCTACAATTATGATGAGAATGGCGGCTTGATATGTTGACAAAAGAAATTAAAAAAGGTGACCGTATCCAAATGAGTAATGGATGGTACGGCACAATTTTAGATAATAAATCTAGCACGATCCGTATGGCTGAAATTGAAGGCACCTTTACCGAAATGGGTTCGGTGTATTCATTTGATATTGCCTATGTTGTAAAACACGGACAAAAAATACCGGTTGAATATTCTGCAAAAGAATTGCAGGTTAAAACCATGAATGAACGAATTTTTGGATATTAATATGAACCTAACACCTTTCGTAAATCTCCGCCGTGAAATGGCTTGCTACAAAAATATTCCTATTGATTACCTGGATGAAGTGAAAGCTTTGTTGTATAAAAAAGGCGAGAAGTTTCGCATTCGTTATCGTGGGCCACGAACCTGCTTTTCCGATATCCGCCCCCGCAATCAGCGTATGCAAGATTGCCTAAAAGAATTCGCCAATCGTTTTTCGGTATATTACCGATGATTGCCGAAAATCTGCTTGACTTTCAGGCAGTATTGTGTTATGATGGTTGTTCTTATTAATTAAATTGGAGTTTTATATTATGGCAAAAGCCTCTGTTGTAAAAAAAGTTAAAATGAAACCTTTTCAGAAATTGTTGAGCATAATGATTTCTGGCGAGCCTGTCTCTAAAGAAGAAATTGATACTTTACTTGGTAAAGAAATCCAGATGTATAGGCTATCTACCTATATGTGGCACATCAAAACCAATCCATCAGCTAACGGTGTTATTAAGGTTATCAAAGATGGTCGTAAAGTTGCAGGATATCAGCTGATGAATGTAAGTGAAATTAGAGC